ATCAACGAGGCATTGAGAGACAAGGTTCGAGAATGAGTGTTCTAAAACTAGAAATTATTGCAGACCCGTCTCGTTTCCGAAAAGGCATGAATGCTGTTGTCAAAGACCTTGGCAAGTTGCAGAGAACTTCTAAGTCAGTTGGTGATGGACTAAACAAAGCTCTTGGTGTTGCAGGTCTAACTGTTGGTATTGGTGCTCTGACTAGGGTTCTAAAGGATTCAACTAAAGCTGCATCTGAGGATGTAAAGAGCCAGGCACTTCTCTCTAATGCACTCAAGAACACTGTTGGAGCAACTGACGACACCATCAAGTCCGCTGAAAATTACATCCGTAAAACACAGCTCTCAGCTGCGGTGCTCGACACGGAACTCCGTCCTGCTTTATCTCAGGCAGTTCGAGCAACTGGATCACTTGGTCAGGGTCAGGAACTTCTAAACACCGCTCTAGACATTAGTGCTGGCACAGGTAAATCTTTATCTGCGGTGACAGGTGCGTTGAGCAAGGCATTCAACGGCAACACTACAAGCCTAAAGAAACTCATTCCTGGTCTCGATGTCACTGGTGACTACATGGCTGACCTACAGGAAACCTTTGGTGGTGCAGCTGAGGTCGCGGCTAATAATGATCCTTACAAGAAAATTAGCATTATTTTTGGTGAGTTGCAGGAAACCATCGGAATGACTTTGTTGCCAGCGTTGCAACAGTTCTCTGAATACTTGTCCAGTCCTGAGGGTCAGTCTAACTTGCAGACTATCGCTAACCTGTTTGGCTTTATCGGAAACCTAGTCGCTAACGTCAGCTCATTCCTAATCAAAAACATCAACCTAATTCTGTCTCTACTGTCAGCGTTGATTGCAGTGAAGTTTGGTTGGATGGCTGTAACTGGAGCGGTCAAGGCCTATGAGATTGCAACCAGAATCGCAGCTATTCAAACTAAAGCTCTAAAGACTGCCATCATCTCGACTGGTATCGGTGCTCTTGTTGTTGCTGTTGGAACTTTGGCTGGACTCTGGCTGACAGCATCTGAGAACGTGGACACTTATGGTGAAGCGGTAGATGATCTAGGAACTAATGACATCACCACGTTCTATAACGGCAACCGTTTGTTGGAGGGCCAAGTCCCTGCTGTTGGATGGGAAAACTTTACGACTTTTGCTGACGCTTTGAGAGACCCTCGACTAACTGAGTCAATGAAAACTGCTCTGAAAGAGAACCTAAACAAGGTCATCAAGATTGACTACATCAAGGGTCGTATTTATGCGGACGGTAAGTTAGTTTGGTCTCAGTTTGTCCAGGGGGCTAAGGATGCTATTGCTGAAACTGCTAAGGGTGTCCAAGAAGCTTTAGATAAGGAAATCAACAAGGTCAAGACCACCGCTGAGAAGTTCCGTGACGCTGTTGGTATTGCATTCGGTATCAGAGGTAACGATGAAAACTCTATTTTCAACGTGGACTTTGTTATCGGTAAACTGAAACGAGTTGCCACAGCTGCTAAGGGTTTCGCTGAGAACATCAAGAAGTTGAGGGCTAGAGGTGCAGACCAATCATTCATCAACGAAATCATTGCCATGGGTCCTGCTCAGGGCAACATTGCAGCTAAAGCGTTATTGCAGTCTCCTGGTAAGTTGTCTGAGATTCTTGGGTTGCGAGGTCAGATCTATGGTGTTGGTGCTCAGGCTCAGGCTCAGTCGGCGATTGCGGGTAATGCGACTTATGAAATCAACATCAACAAAGCGGTGATTAGTGCCTCGGACATCATCCGTGAGATTCAAGCGTTGGAAAAGAAAACTGGTCGAAAGTATCTGGTTAACTAATGACGTTTGACATCAAAGAGGACATCAGGGTTTCTTATCAGTTAGATGATGAGACTGTTGTTTACATTGACTGTGATGTTTATGAAGTGGACATTGACCGTGGTATAGACATTGAGGAGGGCGTGTTCGCTCGTCCTAGTGTTGGAACTGCAACCGTGTCTCTGATGAGAGACAGTCTGAGTGATCTAGTTTCGGGTCCTGCCTATAGGTCAGACATGCCATTCCAGATTGAATACAATGACGGCTCTTGGAAGTCTTTATTCTTTGGTTACATTCAGAACATCTCGATGGGCTATGTAGCGACTACTGGCAAACTGCAAGTGACTATTACTGCCTATGACCAGACTAGGGTCGCTCTAAATACTCGACTGCCATCATTCACAATTACTCAGTCTGGAACACTGTCCTCATTTAAAACTGTGATGCAAGATTTAGAGGACGCTGTCAGAGCTGTGGATTCTAGGACGGCTTGGTCTCAACTGGGTTCTGGTAGTTCTGCAACTGCAGCTAGAGCATTCTTTGAAGCCGAGGTAATTTCGGGCGATGTTCTAAACACCATTTTGGATGCTGAACTGGGCTGGTTCTGGGCTGACCCTAATCAGGTTTGTTACTGGAAAACTCGCAATGACATCAACTCGGCTCAGGCAACTACCTGGAGCAGTAGCAACCCGACCATCTCTAACGTTCACACCTCTAGTGCTAATCATTACTGCATGGATTCCATTGACTATTCTTACGATTCTGACAACATCGCTAACGTGGTCAAAGTATTAGAGACTGGTTCATTATCAACAGCGACATCAACTAACTCAACCTCAGTGGCAGACTATGGTCGTCAGTCACAGGACTTTGAAGTGAACTTTTGGAACACCTCAGGTCTAACTAATTTAGGTCAATGGGCATCAGCGGTATCAGGTGCAGCTAACCCTCGCTCAGTAAAGTCAGTAACACTACCAGCGGTTAGACGAGACGGCACACTCTCAACCATCCTCAGCAAAGACATCTGCTATCCGATGCAGGTCGAGTTCTCAGCTGGAGGCACAACACTTCAAGAGATCTACCTAATCAGTCGTATCGGGCATACTATTAGTGCTGACCATTGGGAGGTCAATTTAGGACTTTGGAGGGGTATCTAATGCCTGAGAACTTCTGGCTAATACTCTCTGGACTTGCTGGCGGTGCAACTATCCCTAGCCTGTTCAAGTATCTATCTAACCGGAGAGGGCAGTCCATCAGCGTTGAGGAACGTTTGAGGGCTGAAATGTTCGAGCAGTTAGATAAACTCAAAGCTGAAATTGACGCTCTAAAAGTGGACTTAGATCACTGGAGAGACAAATACCTGACTTTACACAAGGAACATGTCAAACTAAAGGCAGAGTTCGACAAACTAACAAAGGATAAATAAATGGCAAAGACACCAATCATCGCAAAAGTAACTACTGACTGGAAAGCGTTTCCTGCTCCAGGTGAAGTTGTAGTTGAGGAAACTGTAGTTGAGGAGACTCCAGCAGAGGAAACTGTAGTTGAGGAAGTTCCTGCAGAGGAATCAGACGTTGAGTGAGACCTACACCGTAACTGATGGACAGTTCGACTTGCACATTCTTGCAGGTTCAACGTTCCCTAGTGTTGCAGGTGACTGCCAGTTCTATCCAGTAGATGCTAACGATGTTGCATTCTCTTTGACTGGTTACACCGCTAAGTTGCAGATTCGAGAGAATCCAACCACAGCTGCAATCATCGACATTGTCCCTACCGTGAACACTGCAGATAACTCTGTGGCATTCTCACTAACACCTGCTCAGACAGCATCGCTAACTAAGACTGATTACGTCTGGGCTATTGAACTTACTCAAACATCAACAGGAAAGGTTCTGACACTTGCTAGAGGGCAGGTTGAGGTAACTCCAGAGATAGTCAAATGATCGTAAAAGTTGTGGTTCCAGATTCAATTTATGCCAGAGTTTACTTCGCTAGAGGTGAGCAGGGTCCACAGGGTGTTGCAGGTCCTCAGGGTGCTACTGGTGCTACTGGTGCGATCGGTGCTACTGGTGCTACTGGTGCGACCGGTGCTACTGGTCCAACTGGTCCGACTGGTCCACAGGGTCCACAGGGTGTAAAGGGTGATACTGGAGCGACTGGTCCTGCTGGCGGTTCGGCTACTCATTACCACTATTTGACTAGAACTAACACTACTTCGGGAGACCCGACTAATAACCAACTGGGTTGGAATAACACAACTCAAATAAGTTCTACAGCTCTACGGGTAAGCCATATCGACCAAGATAACCAAGATGACAGCATTTTCTTAAATCTGGTTAACCAGGGCGATTTCCTAATTATTCAGGATAAGAACGATGCGGATAACTACCAGAAATGGGAAGTGACTGGCACTCCGACTTATAACTCGACTTGGAACAACTATCCAGTAACCCTAGTAACTTCGGCTGGAACTGGAACTACAAACTTTGCAAATAGCCATGCGGTAATCCTTGTTTTAGTTGCTGTAGGAAATACTGGTCCAACTGGTCCACAAGGTCCACAAGGTCCGGCAGGTGCTACAGGTCCACAAGGTCCACAAGGTCCAGCTGGAGCCAATGGAACTAACGGCACTAATGGAACTAACGGAACTAATGGAACTAACGGTGTTGGTGTCCCTGTTGGTGGAACTTCAGGTCAGGTTTTATCAAAGATTGACGGCACAGATTACAACACTCAATGGACTACACCATCAGGCGGAGGCGGAACCTCTGTTCCAGGTCTTTACGCTTTGGACTATGTTGCAGGTAACTGGTATTCAACACCATTTACATCTAGAGCAAGCACCTCAGTTGTAGTGAACACGGTTTATTTGATTCCGTTTATTGCTGGTAAAGACCAGACATTCACTCAATTGGCAGCTAACGTGGCCGTCGGAAAAGCCGACACCGTAATTACTCTTGGAGTTTATAACTCAACCAGCACAGGATTTCCATCTACTAGGTTGGCATCTGGTAGCACTACTGGAGACGCAACAGGTGTTAGAACTGTTACAGGTTTGTCAATTTCAATGACTAAGGGTCAGCTGTATTGGCTTGCAAGTGTTGTGACTAATCCATCTGGTTTGACTGGTTTCAGCATGTCCACAGCAAGCTCTGCAACAAATCCTCTAATTTCATCTATGGCTCAAACTTCAGGTTTTATTGGTGTAGGTAACGTCAATGGTTTTGGTGCGGCTGGAACATCTTTGCCAGCGACTTGGTCAGCGACTACTCTCTTTGCAACTTGCAACCTGACTTACATAGGATTCTAATGTCCACACTGCTGCATCCTGTTAGTCCAGCCAAGATCACTGACTTGTTTGGAACTCACTCTGAGCAACGTAAAGCTATGGGTTTAGGTCCTCACCGTGGTGTTGATTATGCTGTGCCTGTTGGAACTCCGCTTAAGGCTGTTGGAACTGGAACTATTGTCAAGGTCTATGAATCCAGAGTTTTAGGTCATGTTGTTGAGCTGCGATGCTGGGTTGGTGGCGAGGATGATAGACGGCTGAGGGTGTTCGCTTACTGTCACCTAGACAAGACTGAGGTCAAAGTTGGGAAGAAAGTTCGTCAAGGCGAGGTTATTGCTCATAGCGGTAACTCAGGCACTTCATCTGGACCTCATCTGCACCTCATGTGTGGACCATCAGAACATCTAGCAACCATGCCAGTCGAAGACCCTCTAAAGTATCTCCCTAAGATAGGAAAATAAATGAACCCGATTATTGCAAGTTATCTACGCTCTCTCCTGGCAACAACATTGACCGCTGTATTCGCTATCGGTAAGTTACCGTTCATGTTTACTGATTCTGACTGGGCTATCGTTGCGAACACTGTTTGGATCTCAGCAATACCTGTTTTGATTAGACTTATCAACCCGAAAGACACGCTGGGGGATAGCGATAAATCGCAGTAATGCCATAGAGTAGTTCTATGACTATTGACCACCAAATAGAGGCACTTGGCCACGCCAAACTCCTCGGCTATTTCGAACATGATTCTCTTGAATGGCATAACGCTCGTAAGGGTGTAGCAGGTTCACTTGTCGGCTCACTCATGGGTCACAACCCTTGGCGTTCTGCCTACACTGCCTACTATGAATACCTTGGCGAATTACCTAGGGAATCCACCGGTCCATCTATGGCTATGCGACTTGGTTCAGCGTTTGAGAAACCTATTCAAGACCTCTTTGTTGAGGATAACAAAGACTGGCTTACAGCTCATAACACTGGAACTTGGCAGTCACTCAAGAATCCGATGTTCAAAGCTAACCCCGATGCATTCATTGAATGGACTGATGGCAGTCTAGGCATTCTGGAAGTCAAGTTCTCTCGCAACCCGATGAATGAACTACCACCTCATTATCTAGATCAGGTCATGTGGTATCTGCATGTCTTAGGTCTCAAGCGTGGTGTTTTGGTTGCTGTTGCTAACGGTGACTGGGTGGAGCATGAAGTCGTTTATGACGCTGACTATGCAGCTGAACTTGAGGCTAAGGCTATTGAGTTCCTGAACTGTGTCGAGTCGAGAACTGAACCTGAATGGGATGGCTCTAAATCAACTTATGAAACTGTTAGAACTCTCTCAGAGGGAATCTATGACGGTGACATCGAACTAGGGGAACTCTACCCTGCTCTAATGAGAGCTAAAGAGGAGTTTGATTCGGCAGATGAAAGACTAACCCTGTTGAAATCTAAAGTTCTTGCCATGATGGATGGAATCCGAGTTGGAACATTCGAAGGTGAGAAGGTAGTAACCCTCCAGAGCAGAGGTTCTGGCGGTCCATTCATTGTGTTTAAGAGAGGCTAAACATGGCATTCAATGTTGACGATTACGTTGATGTAGCTGAGAGGCTAAAACTATTTAAAGAGAAGTATCCAGAGGGTTCACTCCAGCAGGTGAGAATCGAGTTCATTGAGTTCGCAGGTAAGTCATGGGTGGTTTACACCGCAGCTGCTTATCGCAGTCCTGATGATCTAACACCTGGTCATGGAACCGCTTGGGAACCTGTGCCAGGTACTTCATCATTCAAAAGAGATTCCGAGTGTATGAATGCAGAGACCTCAGCTTGGGGCAGAGCCGTGACCGCAGTTATGGGAACTTCAACTAAGAGAATTGCAACTCGTAACGAATTACCTGCACATGCTCAAAAAAGCCCTGTAAGCCCGCTAGAGGACTTTATAGCGTCAGCCCACCTAGAGTATGAAAAAGGGGACATCGAGGCTCTACGGGGCATTTACAAGCGTGCTAAGGCTACTAGGGGTATCTCTCAGGATGTTCTGCAACAGATTGCAGACTTGGCGACTGGTCTAAAGAAGTAAAATGTCCCCGACCAGTGAGAGAGGCTCAACCAATCGGGGACTAACGCCTAAGCGTAAAGGGACAACCACCTGTCCCGATAGAATACTTACACCACAAATGAGAGAGGTCAAATATGTCGGCTAATAGTGTTTCGCAAGTTTTGTATCACAGTCAGCACTCTGGCACGCCTAAATTAGTTCTCTTAGGTATTGCCTGGCATGAGGAGGAATCTGGTGCTGGTGCATGGCCATCCATAGATCGTTTAGCGGTTTATGCAGGAGTTTCAACACGTCAGGTAATCAGAGCTCTAGCAGTTCTAGTTGAATCTGGTGAGTTGGATGTTGTCCGTCATAGCGGTAGAAGTTATGGAGGCAACAAAACCAATCGTTATTGGATCAATGTCCCTTGTCCAGCTGATTGTGCTGGAGGAGTTTGGCATCGCCCTTTTGACGATTATGTCCCTAAGTTCGAGGTTGTGGATAACTTCGACACACGTGACATCCAAGGTATCAAACGGTGACATCTACGGCATCAATAGGTGACATCTGCGACACAATACGGTGACACTAATGTCACTTAATAAACAAATATAAAAACAATATATAAACAAAGAATATTATTAAGAGAGAGGCTGTGGATAACTATGGCTAAAGTATCAGTTCAGCTGCATGTTTCAACCGTTGCTCAGAACGGTGATTACCGTGGACGAGTCGTCAATGGATGGGAAACTTACAGCATCAAAGTCAAAGGCGAATCCGTTACTAAAAAGCGTCAATGGACTATCTGGTTCGAACTACCTACCGACATC